CTGTCGCCGATGCCGCACCGCTGTAGCCCGTAGCCGATGCCGCACCGCTGTAGCCCGTAGCCGATGCCGCACCGCTGTAGCCCGTAGCCGATGCCGCACCGCTGTTTCCCGTCGCCGATGCCGCACCGCTGTCGCCTGTCGCCGAGCATCCCTCTACTAATGTCGCTCGATCCCATACCCACTGGACAGCGCGGGCAACTAAATCACCAATTGACAATTCAACGCCTATCGTGATTTTGGCGCTGGCAAGTATGTTATCTTTTCTGTCTGTCTCACCTTCTTGTGTGACGAGCGCAAATTTTGAGCCCGCAAAAGGATAATATTCGATGATTGATAGTGGATGCTGATCTTCTGGAACCGCATGAAAGCCGTTATTGCGCGCCTTAATTTTTCCGTCGACGCTGTATGTTTTTCCATATTCGAATGTGAACCCGCGACATGTCCAATCTTGATTGAACCCCTTGATGGAGTGTACGACGACGGAAGACGTGGTAATCTCTGGATGGTCAGGTTCTCGGATCGTGGTCATTGATGCTTATCTCTCAAATGCGCGAGAACCGTCGCGCGCGGATTGTCGGATGCTCGCGAGGCGCGCGGAGATTGTCGTTGATCGGGGACATGGCCTACTCCGCTGCCAAGAGGGTTTTCGTCAGCGTCTCGGCGCGATGCTGGCCTATGGCGCGGACAATCGCGCCGGCTAGCAGGGCGGTTTCGGGCGAGCGAGCGAGGCGTCCAGCAGCGCCTTCGACGATGGCGAGAGTGTCGGCGTGTTCTTTGATGCGCACCGGGTTGCCGACCTCCTCGATGATCATGTCGGCCAATTCCAGCGCAGCGCCGAGCTTTGCGGCGGAGGCGTAGGCATGAGCCATGTTGACGCGGTCGATATTGCCGTGCGCCTCGAATTCGCTGATCAGATATCGGAGCGTGTTGAGCGCTTCGCGAGCCGGGCCGCGATTGCGGAGGGACGGATCGCCCGCGAGGTCTAGGGCTTTGATGATGGCGGTTTCGATGGACATGAGTCACTCTCCGAAATAGATCTGGCGGATGATGCGGGCGCGCTCGCGCTCGCGGGGCGAGTCCCAAGCGCCGAGCGGTTCGGGCGGCATGGCGTCGATTTCCGCGAGGCGCGCGACAAGCCCGTGAGGCGCGGCGGCGAGGCGCGCGGCCTTGTCCGCCTCGCGTTCGGCGAGCTTGGTCGCGAAGTCGGCGAAGAACATCGCGGGCTTTGGCTTGAGGCCGATGAAAACCGCGATGGAATTCGTTTCGACCGCGACCGTCTCGCAGATTTCCTTGGCGCGCGCGTCGATGGCGGCGCGGTCCATGGCGATGGTTTCAAGCTTGCCCATATCAGCCTCCGAAGGGAAAAGGCGGGGCGCTAGGCCCCGCGGGGATCAGGCCGCCGGCTCGAAGCAGCCGGTCCAGTCCATCGCGTCGGCGAGTTTGCCCATGGTGCGCAGAATCGCGTCTTGGCGGCGGCCGTTGAACTCTTCGAAAGCTTGAACCGATCCAACCATGCCATATTCGATGGCGAGGTCGATCAGGTCGCGGCGGCTAAGATCCCAGAGGGTTGTGAACTTGGTCATTAGCGTGGGCCTCATTGGCGTTTCAATGAACGCACTATAGGCGCACCTATCGGGCCTTGTAAAGAGGCCCAAGCGAAAAAAACAGCAAAAGCTATAAATTTCTCTCGGCGCGCATTTTCCTATTGACGACACGAGATAGGCCAGACTATTATGCGGTTATGAGCACAGACATTACATCACTCGTTGTAAGTGCGATCCAGGAATTCGGATCGGAACAGCGCGCCGCTGACGCGTTTGGGGTTTCGCAACCCGTTGTAAATCTGGCTAAAAAGACCGGGAAGGTCGGCCCTAAGCTGGCGATGGGTATTGATCGCGCGACGCGGGGGCGAATTTCCAAAAGCGTCTTGAGGCCGGATTTGTGGGAAGCCCCTACGCATGCGCACGGGAGCGAAAAATGATTTCCGCCATTCCCGAATGGAAACAGCATGCGCTCGAACTATATCGAGCCGGCCAGACATACGCTGAGATCAGCCGAGAGTTTCGACGTTCGCCATCGACCGTCCGCCACAATCTAACGGCGTTGTCCTCGGCTGAAGATCGCCGAGAGTATCGAGAGCTTACTCTCAGCCATGACGAATTCGCCGCCGCGTCGCATGTTCGGAAACTGCTTGAAGTTGCGAGGATGTCGTCATGAGCGATACGCACGAGCTTCAACCGACATTTGATCGTTTGGCTGAATTCGTATTCGCCAACTGTTCGGACCCGGAAAAGGCCAAGGCGATCATCCGCATGGTTTTGCGCGCCATGGACCGATCTGAGCAAGGGTTATGGACTCCCCATGCCGTCATTGTTGCGTGCGGCCTGACGGCGCTCATAACGGGTCTGATTTGCGTCGCGACTTTCATGTGAGGTTTTCCTGTAACCTATCCCCCGCCTAAAGACGGGGGCTTTTCCCTAAGCTGTACAAGCCTGAGAATTTTCGAGCATGGATACTATTGCTCTAGCGCGAATATTTCGCGCGGCGTTCAGGTCTGCAAGCTCAGTGTGGTTGCAGGCGATACAAGAGAAGGTAGCTTGGTTAGGTCTGTTCTTCGCGTCGACGCATCCGCAAGCCGAGCATCCTTTGCTCGTGTTGCGCGGATCGACCGCGACTATCTGGACGCCAGCGCGCTTGGCTTTGTATTCCAAGAATGCGCGGAGTTGCCCGAAAGACCAATTTCCCAAGCGAGCGCGTTGGGCGCGACGGGCCGTAACCTGGGTGCGAATCCCATTGAGTTCTTCAATGGCGATTCCGCGTCCAGTGCGTTCAGCATCCAACACGATAGCCTTCGATACGCAGTGGTTGGTGTGGGCTTGAAACCTCGCTTGTTTTCCAGAAAGCTTGCGGAGGCGACGCTTTGCGGCCTTCGTCCCGCACTTTTGCAGACCCTTGCGACGATTGGCGAGACGGGCGCGGACGCGCTCGACCGCCGCGCCGGTGTAGACCCTACCGTCGCTCGTGGCTGCGACGGCGACGATGCCCATGTCGACGCCGAGCCAGTCGGACGCCTTGAACTCGATTGTTTCGGGAATGTCGCAGGTGCAAGCGAGCAACCATTTCCCGCGCACGAAGCAGAGATCGGCCTCGCCTTTGCGGAATTTGAGCAATTCGAGTTGCTTCGGACCAGCGACAAACCCGAGCTTCATACGACCTTCGACTGTCCAAATAGAAAGAATGCTGTCGCTCTTGAAGCTGAGAATTCGGTCGTCGTAGGGCTGCGCGGCGTCGTCGCGGAAGACTGGCGCGACTTTTTTGTTGATCTTGAAGGCGTCGGCGACCTTAGCGATGCTGCGTACGGCGGCTTGAGCCGTAAGACCAAATTCGCTTTTAAGCCAAGAATATCCCATTTTGTGAAGATCGAATTGTCGGAACGTGTCGGTCGCAAATCCCTTCGCCGCGAGCGCCGTACATGCGTCATTGCACCTTTTGAGCGTCGCCTTGAGAACGGCGGCTTGCTCACGTGTAGGCAACAATTTAATGGCGGCGACCAATTTCATGCTTCACATATAGACGTTTTGGTGTATATGTCAAGAGCATGCCTCCCGGCATCCGCTATCCCTCCCCGGCATGAATGCCGGGGTTTCTCGCGGAGATTCAGATGAAGCCCTGTCCAAAGATTACAACGTGCCAAACACATAAAGCTTCTGAAGGGAACATCATATGATCTTTGTTTTGGATTGCATTGGCTTGTATCTTCTTGGCGCTATCCCAACCTCCTTGATTATCGGCGCTATAATTGGACGCGGCAATCCAAATTCGGAGGATTAGCCATGACGCCGGAATTCAGACTGCCGGCGAAATGTCCCGTCTGCCGCAGCGCGGCGTTCGATTTGGTTTGGATTGATCGCACGACGGGCGACCCTGCAAAGCGCGTCGAATGTCCGACATGCACAGTCCCGCCGACTGCCGACCCGTGGCCGGCACTCATGGGAGATCTATCCGATGAAGAAGAAGATATAAAGGATATAGAGCCGTTTGATTGGATTGAAGACGATTAATACAGCGAGGAAATCGCGTGAACTCCCTTTCCATCCCCGCGTCATCAGCCCCCATCCCATGACGCGGGTTCCTTGGCCCGGCGCTTTGGCGTCAACCCCCTTCGCTGAGCGTCGGGCCATTTTTTTTGGGGATTTTGCGGGCTCGCGACTGCGCCGCAGTCAGCTTGCCGGAAATGCGGGAAAAAGTTGAGGGTCGGAAAATACTTATGTCCAGCAAATGCCCGTTGATGAAAGCTCACCTAACTCGACAGGAAGGCCGCGCGCTGTTTAATGGCCGCGCACCAAAGAAGACCAGTCGCTACACGGTGGCGCCGCGCGAACAGCGGACAATCGACGGGATGACGTTCGCCAGTTTGGCGGAAGGCCGCCGCTACGGGGAATTAAAGCTGCGCGAGCGGATCGGTGAGATATTCGATCTTCGCTGCCAGCCCGCTTTCGATTGCGTTGTCAACGGCGTCCACGTTCTGCGGTACACGGTCGATTTCGCCTATCGCGATGCGACAGGTCGTGAGGTCTACGAGGAAGTCAAATCAGGCCGCTCGGGTCGCGAGCGAGACTGGAAATTGCGGCGCGCGCTGGTCCAGGCGCTGCATGGCGTATCAATTGAAGTGGCGACATTGTGAGCACCTACCGCGCCCAAGCCGAGGCCGTCGAGGCCGCGTACCGTATTCTGAACGGGTCCAGAAAGCCGCGCCCGTCAGAGTTGGTGATTATTCTTGAAAATCTCAACCGGGCCGCCGACACGCTGCGAAAAGTGGCTGAGAAGGACGCTGAGCGCAAGCGCGAGAGGGGGACGAAGTGACGCAGAACACTTCCCACGCTGTCATGGCGCAGCGGCACGAGGCGGCGGATTCGGCAGATTTCTTCCCAACTCCCTGGTGGGCTACACGCGCGCTTTGCGAATGGCTGATCGGTCGCGGCGCGAATCTCCGAACGTGCTGGGAACCCGCGTGTGGGCAAGGCGATATGGTCAAGCCTCTCCGGGAATATTTTGGCGCAGTGTGCGCATCGGACGTCATAGATTATGGCTTCCCGGACGCGATCGTGCATGACTTCGTAAACAACGATCCGGCGACTGATGCTGACTTTATTATCACAAATCCGCCGTTTAATCTTGCTGCGGAATTTGCGCTCAAGGCGCTTTCGATAGCTGACGTTGGCGTGTGCTTGTTTGTTCGGACGGCTTTTCTAGAAGGCGCCAATAGGCACAGAACATTGTTTTCCGTAAGGCCACCTGCCTTCGTTCTACAATTCGTCGAGCGAGTGCCTTTGCAGAAGGGTAGGCTAAACCCGAAAGGGTCAACGGCCACGGCTTATTGCTGGATTGTATGGGCAAACCCTGAGCATGAAACAGAAACCAGATTTGAGTGGATCGCGCCCTGCCGTAAGCGCCTGGAGCGCACAAGCGATTATCCGCGCGAAGCAGCCGAATGACCCGCACATATCGCTACTGCAGATGGTCAGAGATCGTAGCCGCTTTCCTAGCCGGCTGGCGGTGGGCAGGTTCAATGCCTGGGCATCATGATTATTGGTCGGCGTGTGTCGAGTGGCCCCACGATGACGAGCCGGTAGATTGGAGGATTCCATGAATTCCAACGTCCGCATAGTCCTGGAAGTTGCCGCCAACTGCTCCGCGATGAAGCGCGCGGGCGGCGGCCTTTACAAGCCGTTTCGATCGAAACTGCGCGGCGCGAGTATCGGCCTGCCATCGCGCGCGATCTATCACTTGGTCGACGGCGGCATGATGGCATGGGTCAACAATTGCCATTCCGCTGCCGTCATCACTGAGGCCGGCCGCGCGGCGCTTGCGGCGGCCGCACAATGAGCGCCAATCCGCGCCCCGCATCTCGCCAAGTCTGGCGACGTAACCGCGACGGCCGGTTTGTGCTTATATCCCGAATAGTCGGCCCGAAAATGCAGGTGCTCGCGTCGGACGATGAAGGCCACCCGACAAACCCGCATTTATTCACACATACCCTTGAGCCGTTCACCCGCAGATTTACTTTCGTCAAAACCGTGGAGAAAGCGGATGGTCAACCTACGCGTCAGTGTGATCGCCCTCTGCGTCGCCCTCATAGGCCACGCGGGAAGCAGAGAGCCAGCGCGAGCGCATGACATCTACACCGGGGTTCGCGGTAAGACGGGCATGCTCTGTTGCGGCGGCTCGGACTGCGCGGCGACGACCTATCGGCTCGACAAGGGCCGCTATTCGTTCGCGACGCGCGAAGCCGAATGGGTGGAAATCCCCGAGGCGCGGATTCAATTTCTGCCTATCCCAGGCGATCAACCAAGCGACGCAGACGAGCACCGGGCGCATCTCTGCTATCGCAAGGCCACCGACTACGACCGCCAAGCCAATGGCGAGAATGTGTTCGCGGATATTTACCTTTATTGCGCCTTCATTGTGCCAGGGAGTATCTGATTATGCCCCTGGCCAAGCGGCGTCCACGCACCGAAATCACCCCCGGCCATGTCGACGCCATCGTGAGGTTGTCGACGCTGGGCCTTCTGCAATCTGAAATCGCGGCGCGGATCGGAATCAGCCCGTCATCGGTCGCTCGCGTCCAAGCGCGGGCATTTGTCCCTCATGTCGGGCGAGGCGCGAAGTCCGGCGATCCGGTCCCTGGGGCTCGCGCATGATTTGCGAACTCTGCGGCATGTCCGCGCCTCTTTCCTGGGCGCTTCTGAAGATCCCGTGGCCGGTCAGGCCCAGCCACGTCGATGAATATGCCCCAGACATGCGGCGGCGAATGCCCGAACCACGCAAGCCTACGCATGTGCGCGTCAAGGTCTGCTCGCCTTGCGCCGCAAGGGCATGGCGGACGATCGAAGAAACCTTCATTCTGAGAACGCCTTGACGATGCAGCGGGATTTGGCTTATGTTGGCCGGACGGTTCGGGGAGCGTTGACGCGCTCAACCCCGAACCTAAACCGTAACGGAAAAGGAAGTTCCGTGGCCTGTAACAACCATACAATTTCGCGCGTTCCGGCGCAAGATGCGGGTTATACGCATTCCGTGATTTTTTCGCGGGGGGTGGCATGAGCCGCATACGATCGATCAAGCCTGAGTTCTGGACGTCAGCACAGGTCATAGACTGCGCGCCAATCACCCGCCTGTTTTTTATCGGGCTCTGGAATTTCTGTGATGATCACGGCCATCACCCAGCAAACGAGAAACAGCTTAAGGCCTTAATTTTCCCTGGAGACGATATTGATCTGCCAGCCATAAGGAAAATGGTTGATGAACTTTTAAGAGCCGGACTTCTAACAAAATATGACGTCGATAACAAAGCTTATTTGTTTGTAACAGGTTGGCATCATCAGAAAATAGACAGGGTGCAGCCTTCTAAATTCCCGTATCCAGACGGTAGCATTCGACGTTCATTCGACGAATGCGCAGCGAATGGTATCGACGGAAGGGAGGGGAAGGGAAGGGATCTTACCAGCCAAGAGGAAGATAAGATAGATAGTTACAACCTAGCTATGGAGTTAGAGAGTAGTAGCGACGGAAACCACGCTAAAAATGTGTTGTATCTGAACGGGGGGAAACGCTAATGGCTGATTTGTTCCCCCTTCGCCCGTTTCCGCTGATGCCCGCTATCATGGCTAGGAGGCTCGCTGACGGCAATCGCGAGTTATGGCTACCCATGCATATTGAATTACGGAACTGCCAGTCTACGAGCGTCCTAGGCCAATTAAAGGGCCTATTTGTCGGAGGTGTCCGCTGATGGCTGAGAAATCCCTTCGCCCTCACCAAGAAACCGCGATTGCAATGCTTCGCGCCTCGCTGGCGTCTGGCAAGCGTCGCCCGGTGTTGGCGCTCGCGACGGGCGGGGGAAAGACTCTGGTTGCAACTAGAATAATTCAAGGCGCTCGCGCCAAGGGCAAGCGCGTGACGTTCACGGTTCCGGTTCTCAGCCTTGTGACGCAGACATTCGAGAGTTTCGTTGAGAATGGCGTTGATCCTGGCGAGATTGGCGTGATCCAAGGCGATCACGGATGGCGAAGGCCACATGCTCCAATCCAGATAGCCAGCGTTCAGACACTCGCGCGCCGTGGATTTCCCGAGACGGACTTTGTCATTTGCGACGAAGCGCACCTCAATTTCGAGGTAATCCATAACTGGATTAAGGACAGCGAGAACAAGATTTTCATCGGCCTATCCGCCACGCCATGGTCCCGAGGCATGGGAGATATCTGGGACGATCTGATCATCCCGACGACGCTTTCGGAATTGATCGAACTCGGCTGGCTGTGCAAGTTTCGCGTGTTTGCGGCGGCGACAAAGGCTGATTTAAGCGGCGTCAAAACCGTGGCTGGGGACTACCACGAAGGCCAGCTTTCTGACGTCATGTCGAACAAGGTTATCGTGGCGGATGTCGTGTCAACGTGGCTAGAAAAAGGGGAAAACCGGCAGACGATCTGCTTCGCCGTCGATCGAGCGCATGCCGCGACACTCCACGAGCAATTCGAGGCCGCTGGGGTCGGAAGCGCGTACATTGACGGCGAAACGCCATGCGAGGAACGGCAGGCGATCCTAGAGCGCTATAAACGCGGGGAAGTGAATGTGATCTGCTCAGTCGGGACGATGACAACCGGGGTCGATATACCCTGCCAATGCATCGTGGATGCTCAACCTACACGCTCGGAAATAAGGCATTGTCAGAAAATCGGGCGAGGTTTGCGCAACGAGGAAGGAAAAACCGACCTTAAAGTTCTGGATCATGCCGGGAATTGCCAGCGCCTCGGAATGCCAACGAGCATAGGCCGGACCACGCTGCGCACGGCGGCGACGGATGCTAAGGAAGCCAAGGAAGGCGAGACGCTTTGCAAAGAGCCGTTGCCACGCGAATGCCGGTCCTGCAATGCGCTCGTGCCTGCCAAGACGCGCGTTTGCCCGTCGTGCGGCGCGGAAATGAAACGACATTCCAATGTCGAGACAGTGGATGGCGAGCTTGTCGAATTTGGTTCCGCGCCCGTAAAGGGCGGAAAGAAATCCGCGATCGATCGGTTGCGCGACCAAGGCAAGCAGGCGATCTATTCGCAACTCTGGGCCGAAGGCAAAGGCGAAAAATTCGTTCTGGCAAAATACAAGGCCATTTTTGAGACATGGCCGCGCAACCTAGTCCGCATGCCGCTCGAGCCGAGCGCGGAACTTCGCTCTTGGCTTCACAGCGAGAGGATCAAATGGGCCAAGAGCAAGCAGAACACCCGTAACTCTGGATCGGCTACGGCTGAGGATTCGCGAGGGCTGGCGAATGTCGATTAAGCGCTTCGATGTAAAGGACGCTCAAGGGCGCTGGCGTGGAATTCTTTCCGCACTTGGAGTTTCACAGAAAGCGCTAAGTTCGAAACACACAGAGTGCCCGATTTGCCAAGGTGGCCCCAAATCCGACAGTTTCAGGTTTGACGACAAAGACGGTCGAGGGACGTGGATTTGCACGCACGATGGAGCTGGCGACGGCTTCGCGCTCGTCATGAAAATGCGTGGCGTCGATTTCAAGGGAGCATGCGAGATCGTGGCGCCGATTGTTGGTTCCGTCGCTTTCGAGCCGCCTAAAGCTAAGACAGACACGACGCCAGAGGCCAAGGAAGAAATGACGGCGCTGTGGCGGCGCGCGAGGCCGCTGGACGGGAAAGACCTAGCTTCGCGCTACCTACAAGGCCGTGGCATATCTCGCGAGGCATGGCCGGCCGCGATGCGCTTTATCGACGAACTGCCGTATTCCGAGGGGGATATTAAACGGTTTTTCCCGGCAATGCTGGCGAAGTTTTCCGCACCGGATGGCAAATCAGCGTTGTTGCATCGGACATGGCTTGACGAACCCGGCCACAAGGCGAACGTTGACCCGTGCCGCAAGTTTTTCCGAGGCTCAATCCCGGCCGGCGGTGCGGTGCGGCTTTCCATGGTTGCCGAATGCATGGGTGTCGCTGAAGGAATTGAGACTGCACTTAGTGCAACCGCCATCGCGCAGATTCCGGTATGGGCGGCATGTACAGCCGGCGAACTCGTCAAGTTCGTCCCCCCCGTCGAGTGCAGGCATTTGATCATTTTCGCCGATAGCGATCCGAGTTTCACCGGGCAATTGGCCGCCTATTCCTTGGCGAGAAAACTGGTCGCGGTCCCGGTCGCAGACCGCATTGGTGTGGAGGTCAGGTTCCCACAGTTTTATGATAATGGGGAAAAATGCGATTTTAACGACGTGCTCTTGCAAGAGTTGGAGGCTGCAAAATGACCGCTAAACTCGCCAAAGATTTCCCTCTGTCCCTAGCTGAATTATATGTCCTCGAATATGTGGCGTCAGATCAATTCGCGTGGCGAGGAATCCGATACGCAGCGCGAATACTGTTGGAATTACAGGACCGTGGCTTGGTCAAAGCTGGTCCAGTAAGTGATGGCGAAACGGCGTGGGTTTTAACGGAGGACGGGAGAAAAGCACTGGATAGAACGCCATGACGCCGACCCTCGGATACCCCAGCCGTGGTGAAGCCGTCATGGCGCTGACCGCGCAAGGCATGGATCGCTTCGAAATCGCGGCCCGTATCGGCATCAAGCCGGGCACGGTTGCGGTGCATTGGCATTACGGCAAGCGCGGTAGGAGCGCCCGTGGCAATCCAAAATTTGCGCATGTCAGGATCACGCGAAAAGCCTTGACGACCCTAGCCTCGCACGCAGCCAAGCGTGGAGTGGCTGTTGACAGCCTCGCCCGCCTCATCCTGCAAGCCGTGGTCGAGGGCAATCTCATGGACGCGGTGCTGGACGATGGGGATGGGAAATGACCGACCCTGACTCCGAACCGTCCCGCGTCGTTTTCGGCGGCTCCGAGGCCGGTCTGCGGCGAACTCTGCCAATGGACGAGCCGTCGTTCGAAGCCGCGCTTGAGACTGTTCGCGTCGCCGCTGAGCGCTCGTTCTCCCCAGATGAAATCCGCGCGATGGGGATCGTGGCGAGGCGGGCGATGGTGAATGCGGCGGCGCGGGGGCAGCGGTGAGCGGTCTGTATTTCAACGAAATAGACCCATTCGCCTGCGCGGTGCTGCGCGAGGCGCACGGCGGATTCGTCGACCAGCGCTCGATCAAGGAAGTGAACCCTGATGATGTCCGAGGATATGAGCGAGCGCATTTCTTTGCCGGCGCAGGACTCTGGGAGATCGCCGCCGACATGGCCGGAAAGCCTCGCGAAGGTCGCCCCGTCATCGACTGGGAGGCCATTGAGCGAGAATTCCGCGCCGGGCAGCTTTCGGTCGTCGAGATCGGACGACAGCACGGGTTGAGCCACACCGCCATCAACAAGCGGGCCAAGCGTGACGGGTGGACCCGCAACCTCGCCGACAAGGTTCGAAAAGCGGTTTCAGCGAGACGCCCTGCGGGGAAGAAATCAGTGGACTGGAAGAGGATTGGGGCCCAATATCGCCCTCGGAAAACCCAGTGCGACGCGCGCGAATCTATCATCAATGATTATGCGGCAAAATTTGCAGGAACTGCGGCGCTCGCTGATGAGATGGGATGGCCGAAAGCTAGTAAGGTTATATCGCAAGTGAAAGTGGGAGGGGCAATCGTCGACGTGATGATTAAACATGTCGACGGGTCGATAACCATTATCGAGGTCAAACGTGCCGGTCTGGGTTTGAGAGACTATTGCTGTGGAATTGGCCAACTTATGTATCAAGTGCAGGCCGCAACTCTCGAATTCCGGACGCTTAATGTCCGCGCAGTGCTGGCGTTGCCGGGAGCCCCTAGTTTCCACTTAATTCTGGCTGCGATGCGCGCCAACGTCGAAATCCTACCACTGCCAACCGCGCGCGAATGGAAATCTTCGATGGAGTATGCCTGTGGGGCGGCGAACGGATATTGACTGGCAGGCGATTGAACGAGACTTTCGACTAGGACAGTTCACTCTCCGTCAGATCGCCCATAAGCACAAAGTTAGCGCCGGCTCTATAAGCCGGAAGTCTGAAAAAGAAAGCTGGGTTCAAGACCTTAGCAGGGAGGTCAAGGAAAAAACCCAAGCAGCGTTGCTTTCTAATGCAACACAAAGCAACACAGAGGCGGTCGAAGTCGCGGTTCAGACCAATGTTGCTTTGGTGTTGGAACACCGGAGTGATATCCGCGAAAGCCGATCCATTACAAAAGCCATGTTAACCGAACTGCGCGAGGCAACCGAAAGCAGGGAAGATATCGTCGAGGCTATCGAACTCGAAACAGCCGATGACAAAAACACAAAGCGCCGAGCGATGATGTTGAGGGCCGTCGCCCTCCCGTCGCGGTCCAGCATCATCGTAAACCTTTCGTCCGCGCTCAAGACGCTGGTCGGGTTAGAGCGCCAAGCGTTCAACCTCGACGCGCCGCCCGAGGCTCAAACCGTCCAGGTCAACAACACGACGAACATATTGCACGTCGGCGGAATGTCGGTTGAGGAACTTGAAGCGCTTGAGGGCGCGTTGGTTAAGACGATCGAGGGCGAGAAAGCGGAATAATTTCGTCTCACGCCCGCTGCGGCCCTTGAGTTTTGTCCCAAGCCGAGATAGTTTAGTCTCATGAGCGACAAAACCAAAGATCCATTCCCCGAGCTACCGCGTCGAAAACTGTTCAGTGCCGAATCTATAGAGACAATGTGGACACATACCACAAAAAATGGCGTGATTTTACAGCCGTCGGATAAGTCGGAAGAAGAAGCTGATGCAAGGTTTGCTAAGTCAGGGGGCTTGCGTGTATCTCCTATCCCATCGAACGGACCGATAGGCGACGGGGTAGAGTTGACCTCGATGAGCCATCCGATAGCTCCCAAGCGTAAGGCCGGTCGGCCTAAGTCCGACAGCTCCTATCCTGGGCCGTCTTGCGGCATGTCTCGTGCTAAGTGGTATCGCGAACGGAAAAAAAAGCCCCATGATTAACTTCCCCAAAGCGTAACTTGTCCACCATAAAGCTACCTCGCAAGATCGATCTTCATGCTCAGCGCCGCGCAGTTGAAAAGGAACTGTGCGAGCGCAACCTTTCCGCGTTCATCCGCCGCGCGTGGCATGTGATAGAACCCGGGCAGCCTTACGTACACAACTGGCACATTGACCTGATATGCGCGCACCTCGAAGCCATTACGGATGGCGTCGTGCTTGAGGACGGCTCGCCTTATAACCGGCTGCTTATCAATGTGCCGCCTGGCCCGATGCGCCACGACTCGGTCGTCGAAACCGCTCGCGGCCAAGTTGCGCTCAGCGACGTTCGCATAGGCGACTTCGTACTGACGCATATGGGGCGATACCGCGAGGTTTCGGCAGTCCACGACCAGGGCATTTTGCCTATCCTGCGCATCGTGACTAATTCGGGGCGCGTCACCCATGCCGCGCCATCGCATCCGTATCTTACGCCGTGCGGATGGGTAGACGCCAAAGACTTGAGTGTTGGCGACGTGCTAGCCGCAGTGAATCGCCATGAGGATAGACCGGGCGTTCGAAGTATCCAGCCCGAAGAAGCACGCCTTCTTGGCTACCTCATAGGCGACGGCTCATTAACGCAAGCGACGGCTGGTTTTACGAATGCCGATCGGGAAGTAATTGACGACTTCCGCGCTTGCGCCACTGCTCTCGGTTTTGAAACAGCCGAAAGTTGGCGCAATTCACATTGGCATGTTCGTTTGAATGGGCGAACGCGCGTCAAGGCGTGGCTTGCTGATCACGGACTTGTCGGCGCGAGTTCTTACACGAAACGGATTCCGGCCGCAGTTATGTCGGCATCCGTCGCAACCTTGCGCGAATTTCTCGGCGCCTACTGGACTTGCGACGGGGGTTTCGACGTTAGGCCCATTGGATCGCGCGGATCAAAGTTCCGCGCCTATGCTACGACGGTTAGCGAGGGGCTTGCGGATGACCTCGTTGCCGCGCTCGGCCTTGTCGGCATCGAGTCGCGCCTACGCCGTAAGGCGCGGCCGCTTGAAACTGCGTCGCAACCCGGCGGCGTCTATCGTTCATTCAGTATCGAAGTTCAGAACGAGGCCATGACCGCGCGTCTCGCTGACTTTGGCGGGTTGTGCTCGCGCAAGCGCGCGCTCGCGGAGCAATGCCGGCGCGGGTTCGATCGCCCGCTATGGAATGATGAAATCGTATCCATCGAGCAATCCGATCCATCTCATTGCCTTTGCCTGACGGTCGAGGAGGACCATTCCTTCACATGTTCGGGCATTGCCGTAAAGAACTCGATGAAATCGCTAATATTGAATGTGTTTTGGCCTGCGTGGGAGTGGGGACCGCGCAACATGCCGCATCTTCGGTATGTGTGCGCCGCGCATTCGCAAACCTTGGCGGTGCGCGATAGCACCAAAATGCGACGCCTCGTCCAGTCGGACTGGTATCATGGATACTGGGGCGATCGCGTCAAACTCATGGGCGATCAAAACGCCAAAACGAAATTCGAGAACAGTGCGACGGGTTTCCGAGAGGCAATTGCGGCCGGTTCCATTACCGGCGCTCGCGGAGATCGGATTCTTTGTTTCCCGGCTGACGAACTTGTCCACTCCGAAGGAGGCTTATTTCCGATCGGCGCTCTTGTGCGCGATAGGTCAAAGGTGAAAGTCTGGTCTGCCGATCCGTTGACAGGGGAAACGACGCTAAAACGCATCGAAGGCTGGCATATAAACCCCGCCTCCGATCTTGTCGAAGTCACACTATCCGATGGCTCGACGTTTCAATGTACGCCAAATCATCGGATTTGGACGCGTTCAGGCTGGGTTGAGGCTGCGCTTTTGCAACCCGGTCACCGAGTTCCACGTTCGACCATCCCGGATCATGGCGATGGATTTCTTGTCAACGCCATATCTCCTAGCCAAAGCGCGTTGGCTTTCGGAACTAGAAAATATCTCAAGGACTTGGGTATCGTTGAGCTTGCTATTTCGCACTTCCATTCCTTTGTGCATATAGCTAGTCTGCCTAATCCCTTCCGTTACGCTTTTCCAAGTTTTGCCACGCCTAATTTGTTCAATAGTTCCGCATTTCACACCGTATCTTTCCGCAAGTTCGTTGGCGTTGGCTCGGCTCGCGGCGATCGCGGCAGCATGCACGCGCGTAAGGATAGCGCCCGGACGCTTTTCAAGAAGCGGGAACGTTCCGTGTCGTTTGGCGTCCGCAATGTTCTGAGCGCGCGTTCCATATTCGAGGTTGTCAAGGCGCGCATTATCTCGTGTCCCGTCTCTGTGACAAACCTCTTGGCCTATTGGACACGGCCCTACAAAAGCGCGCAAAACCTCTTGATGGACAAAGAGTTGCGTAGCGTGTCCAGCCCAACTGGCATTAAAACGCGGATATCCTTTAGTTTGGCTCAGTTTAAGGATTTTCTCGGGAATAGTAAGCGTTCCTCTCCCAGTTCGGTTAACGACGCGAGCATGGCTTTTGACGCGGCCAAGATCACTTACGCTGTAAAGCCCTTCAAAACCCTCGATAGGAATCCAGTTCTCGTTAGGAAGATCGGTCATCGTGCTGAAACCTTCTGCTTGACGGTACAGGACAACCATACATTCTTTGTGGGTAATGGGGAAGGTGTTCTTGTCGCCAATTGCGACGATCCCCATTCGGTCGAAGGCGCGGCGTCGGACGCCATGCGAAATACAACACTGGAATGGTTCACCGAGGCGGTCCCTACCCGTCTGAACAACCCCGCGACGTCCGCTATTGTCGTCATCATGCAGCGGCTGCATGAGGAGGACGTGTCTGGCGTGATCCTGGAGCGCAAGGGCTATGCGGGGCTTTGGGACGCCATCATTCTCCCGATGCGCTTCGAAGTGTGGCGGAAAAATCTCCCGACGAAACTCGGATATGTCGACCCGCGTGAAGTGGAAGGCGAGTTGCTATTCGAGGAGAGATTCAGCGAAAAGACCGTCACCGATCTTGAGAACTCGCTAGGCCCTTATGCTACTGCCGGCCAGCTTCAACAAACGCCAATGCCTCGTGGCGGCGGTATCATCAAGGATGAATGGTGGCGGAAATGGCCGGATAATCAGGAATACCCGCCATGTGATTATATTGTCGGTTCACTTGACACCGCATATACTGAAAAGCAGGAAAACGACTTTTCTGCGATGACGATATGGGGGGTTTTCACGACTTCGTCAAAGGCTACTCCAACGAAGGTTATCACGCGTGAGGGGCAAATCCTCTCATTCCAAGAGCGAGTTTATCAAGAAGGCGCACCGAATGTCGTCATGATATATGCTTGGCAAGAAAGGCTGGCATTTCCAAATCTAGTCGCTAAAGTTCTAAAAACATGTCGAGATTGTAGGGTCGACCATCTGCTTATAGAAAACAAAGCAGCTGGAATAAGTGTCGGGCAAGAGTTGCGCCAAGCCCTCGGATCGGGTTCATTCGGCATACAGCTTGTCGATCCACGCGGAGGCGATAAGGTCGCGCGTCTTTACAGCGTCCAGCATATTTTCTCGGAAATGATGGTTTGGGCTCCTGACAAAGAATGGGCGGAAATGGTAATAAGGCAAGTGTCGACGTTCCCGAAAGGAAAACACGACGACCTTGTCGACAGTTTATCACAAAGTTTACGTTATTTAAGAGACACTGGCATGTTAACGCGTGCCGTCGAGCGCATGGACCAGATCGAACAGGACAGGATTTTCAAAGGGCGCACTCCTGCGCCGTTATATCCGGGGTAAGTGACAACGCGTGTATTTTCCGCTATTGAGATGCAGGATAGTGCCGCTAAGGGTTAGCAATGGGCCTCGTTCCAGATCGGGTCGACACAATACGGCAGGATGCGCCGCCGCAACAGGTCTTCAATGGCGGCGGCGTCGAGGTCACCCTTGGGGATATTCTAGGCATCGGTGACGGCGACACGCCAGAGACCAATGAGCGCGGCGATGTCATCCGTATCCAGCATGGCGATGGATCGGTAACGGTCTCTCTTGACGGGAACCCCCTTCAAAAAGCCGCCAATGAAAATCAAAACGGCTGGTTTGATAATCTGGTCGACAAGATCGATGATGCGGAACTGTCGCGCATCTGCGATGATCTGCTTCGCGGGATCGAAGAGGACCAGAATTCCCGCAACGATTGGCTAGAGGAACGCGCACAAGGCATTCGCCTACTGGGCTTGAAAATCGAAATCCCAGGTATCCAAGGCGCAAGTGATGGCGCGCCGATCGAAGGCATGAGCAAGGTGCGCCATCCTCTTTTGCAGGAAGCTGTTCTACGTTTCCAAGCCAATGCGCGTTCTGAATTGCTTCCGACCGATGGCCCCGTAAAGGTTCGCAATGACGATAACAACGCCGATTTGAGCGAGGACACGTTAGCCGACGATCTCGAAAAGGACGCGAATCATTACCTAACGGTCACGGCTACAGAATATTACCCGGATACGGACCGGATGCTTTTGATGCTCGGATTTGGGGGGACGAGCTTCAAGAAGGTGTTCTTCTGCCCTCTACGCAATCGGCCCGTCTCGGAGAGCGTCGACGCCGAGGACCTTATTGTCAACAATTCCGCAACTGATTTGGCTAATGCTCGCCGCATTACTCATCGCGTGTTCATGCGACCAAGCGTCGTCAAGCGACTGCAAATCCTGGGGGTTTATCGTGATATCGATCTTTCGACGCCATTAGCCCCAAAGCTGGACGTCGCGAGAGAAGAAAGGCAATCGCAGCAAGGCATTACTCCGAGTGCAATGCGGCCTGACGATCGGGATCGCGAGATTTACGAGTGCTATTGTGAACTGGACGTAAAGGGACTTGAGCACAAACGACGTGGCAAGGAAACTGGCCTAGAAATCCCGTACCGGGTTACTATCGACCTGTCCAGTCGTCAGGTTCTATCGATTACACACAACTATGATGAGGATGATAAGGATCTCCCGACCGCAAAAACGGTATTCGTCAAATATACATTCGTTCCTGGCTTGGGTTTCTACGATATTGGTTTGCTTCATATATTGGGGAACACGACGAATGCTCTAACTGCCGTCTGGCGGGAATTGCTTGATGCTGGAATGTATGCGTGCTTTCCAGGATTCCTTTTCGCCAAGAGCGGCTTGAGGCAAAATACCAACATTTTTCGCGTTCCGCCCGGCGGCGGCGCTGAGGTGAATACAAACGGTATGCCGATCAGCGACGCTATCATGCCGTTGCCGTACAAAGAACCGTCGCCGGCTCTCATGCAATTGTCCGAAAGCATGGCCGAAACCGGGATGCGCGTGGGAGGGACGGCAGAGGCGCAAGTCGGCGAAGGTCGCGCGGATGCGCCGGTAGGCACAACGCTAGCCATGATCGATATGGCGACGAAGGTTTTGAACGCCGTCCACAAACGGATGCACGCTGCGCAAGCCGAAGAATTTCGTTTGCTGCTACAATGTTTTCGAGAAAATCCGTTGTCGTTCTGGCAGTCTAACAAGCGGCCAGCGCGAAAATGGGATGAAGCCACATTCTTAAAGGCGCTTGAGGATCACGAATTGACGCCGCAAGCCGATCCGAATACGGCTAGCCATACGCAGCGCGTGATGAAGATCATGGGATTGAAGCAACTTCAAGCGGCGAATCCGAATTTGTATGATCCCGTAGCTGTCGACAAAGCCGCGCTCGGCGCGCTCGGATGGAGCAACCCCGAGCAGTTTCTTGCCCCTCCGCAGGCATTGCAGCAGAAGCCGCCAGAGATGCAACAGAAAGAGGCGGAACTGGCAATCAAGCAGCAAGATGCTAAATCGAAGCAGATGCTTGCTCAGGCCAAGGTCGACGAAGCTAAGGCGCGGGTTAAGACCATGGAAACAAAGGCTCCCGAGGCGTCTGGTAAGGGGGAAGGTAAGGGCGGCTTGATGCCGGTCGACGTTCTAAACGCCCGCACGGATGCACAGAACGCGGACACAAAGGCGCATGATGTCCAGATCAAGGGCGCTGACATGCTTCTGCGCGCGAAGAACGATGCCGAGGATCGCCGCAGCCGTGAACAGCTTGAACTCTTGCAACTCGCCAAAGAAATCGTGCTTCACCCGCAAGACCAAGAAGCGGTAAGCCCGATTGTAAAAAAAGCCGAAAAGGAAGGGGACAGCAAATGACCCTAATAACAGCGAGCGCAAGCCCCGTCCTTCATGGCGGGGATAGCGAGCCTTGCAATGTTTGATGAAACCGTTTATATAGATCGGGCCGAAGCGGTGTTATCAGCACGCGCCCCGGCCCTATGCGAGAGCCCGATGAAACCGGACAATGCGCCTGAGACGCATATACAGCGTCAGACCATTACTTTCAAGTTTCGTTTGCGAGATAGGCACGCCGCCGAACTCAATCGGCAAGCGCGGGCTGTGAACTATGTCTGGAACTACGTCAACGAGACGCAGCAGAAAGCGGCCCGCGCGCATCGAAAATGGCTAACCGCCTTCGATCTTCAGCGTCTCACCAACGGCGCGTCGAAGGAACTCGATATCCACGCGCACACAATCCAGAGGGTATGCCGCGCTTACGACGACGCGAGGAAGACGCACAAAAAGGCGTGGCTGCGCTGGCGTGGCCGGAAGTCGCTCGGCTGGGTTCCTTTCAACACCGGGCACGTCAGCTTCGATGGTGCGGACTTCAAGTTTCGCGGCGTCGCCTACACGCCTATGCACTTGCGCGACCTTAAGCCGGGCGTGAAGATCGGGGCGGGGTCTTTCAACCAAGATGCGTGCGGCCACTGGTTTCTGAATATTCCGGTCGAAGTCGAATGCGCCCTGAGCGCTCCGTTGTCCAGCGTTGGCATAGACCTTGGCTTGCACACGATGGCGACGCTTTCGACCGGGGAGAAGATCGAAGCGCCGCGCTTGTATCGCGCGTCCGAAGAAAAGCTAGGAACAGCACAACGGGCTCGCAAAACGAAACGCGCGAGAGCTATCCACGCCAAGGTCGCCAACCGCCGCAAGGATTTCCTTCACAAGGCGTCGGCAAAAATAGCCAAACAATTCGGGCTCATCATAGTCGGTGATGTCAGTCCGTCGAAACTCGCGAAGACCAACATGGCAAAGAGCGTGCTCGATGCCGGATGGTCGGGTTTCAAAAACATGCTCTCGTACAAAGCGAATTATCGCGGCGGGGCCATGGTTGAAGTCTCTGAGCGATATAGTTCCCAAACCTGTTCGGCGTGCGGATCACTTCCGCCGTCGAGGCCGAAAGGTATCGCAGGGCTTGGAATAAGGCGCTGGACTTGTGACGAATGCGGCGCGATTCATGATCGCGACGTAAACGCTGCAAGAAACATCGTCCGTGCGGGGCTGCGCACGCTCGTAGGAGGAGCCCATGTCTGAATCTGGGAAGCCCCGGACTTCAGGCCGGGGAGCAGTCACCCTCGTTCTTCGGATAGACAAACCTCTGCAAATATCCGATAATAAGCGCGGAAACCAAGGACTTGCGCCATGAGCGAATACGCAGACGCACACCGATCTAAAGATGCCAAGGCCCGCGTCGCCAAGTACCTGGGAAAGCCGGCCGGAAATATCGACGCCTCGGGATGGCGGGAGAAGACCGATATTGGGACCCCGCATCAGACCGGTAAGGCCCCTGAAAAGCGAGCCTTCAAGAAAGGCGGTAAAGTCGAAGGGAAAAACGTTCACCATCATGCTGGCCGAAAAGCTCGCGCAATGGGCGGCCCCGACGTTGAAGTTCCCGCGCCTCAGAATGCCGGTCCTCTTGGTGGCGGCCTTTATGGCATGAAGAGCGCCCCGGTTCGCAGTCCGGTGCTCAAGGATGGGGGCAAAGCTGAACGCAAAGGGCGTGCTGATGGTGGGGGCATGGAAGATGGCATGGCTCCAAAGGCACCGGCCACGCCTTCATCTGGCCCGTATCAGATTGTCCACCGAGAGACTGGTCGCGTTGTCGGCAAAGCAAACACGCTTAACGGAGCGAGGGCGTCTCGGGATAGAAATGACAACAAATACGGTTCTTATGCTCACAAGATTGTTGACCTTTCCGATGGCCGATCAAGGTTGAAAGACGGGGGAGACGCGGAACGCAAAAGCCGCGCATCAGGCGGAAAAGCGTCGAAGGGCAAGATGAACGTCAATATCATCATTGGCGGCCATGATGACAAACCGCCGATGCCCCCGATGATGCCTCCCCCCGGTCCTCCTCCTGGAATGCCGAGCGGATCTCCGCTTGTTCCCCCCGCGCCGGGCGGCATGCCTCCGCAAGCCCCGCAAGGGATGCCAATGCGTCCTCCGGGCCAGTAGCTCCGAATTCTATCGTTTGGTCAGCGATGGGATTTGTCGAGGCGCGCCGTCGTGGTTTCCCCTTCCTGCGACGGCGCGCGATTTATCGAGGGGAAGGGGAAATAAATGAACACCCGCGATTTCATCGAATACCTGCACAAGAAGCTGAATTTGGCGATCCTAGACAAATCGACAGATCTTGCAATGTTGAACGGGGCCATTAGCTTTGAAGATTACAAGCTGAAAGTGGGATTTATCGCTGGATTGAGGATGGCTGTAGACCTCATGGCAGAAGCCCAAGACGAAATTCGTAAGGGCGAACTGAACGAAGGAAAAGAAAGGGCGACGTTTTGAACTACACGGTTGAGGAAGCTGCCAAAATGGCGGCAAATATCTTTGAGCATTTGGGCGACGTCCCAAATCATCGGTTATTCCGCAATCAAGTTCTGGTAGCTATCGGCGTCCGGTCAACTGAAAAGGTGCTTGCAGGCGGCCATAAGCTGTATCTGCCCGAAAAAACCGCCGATGAGGACAGATATCAAGCCAAACCGGGTTTGATCATCAAACTTGGGCGCACGGCTTTCGTGGATCAGACCGGCGAGTGGTTCGATGGTGATGCGCCGCGCGTCGGAGAATGGGTTTTTTACCGCGCATCGGACGGTTGGAGCCTTGATCTCTACGGGAATGACCGGAAAACGCGCATTGCATGCCGGATTTTGAACGATACCGACCTAAAGGGCGTCACAACCGATCCTGGAAGCATTTGGTAAGGGCGTAAACCCATGGCTGATGAGAAAAAAGACGATATTGAAGTTACCGACGCACCCGAAAAGGCCGAAATCCTTACGGCATCCGAGGGTATTGAGGACTTAAAGCGACAACTTGCCGCCGAAAAATCCCGCGCCGCAGAAGCCGAACGCCGCGCCAACGCTGCGGCACAGACCGCGCACGCCGCGACCGTCGACCAAGCCGACACGAACCTGAAATTGCTCGAAACGGCTATCGAGACGAGTAAAAACAATTCGGCCGCTCTTCGCGCCGCGTATGCGGATGCGGCCCGAGCCAACGATTTCGACAAGATCGCCGAAATCCAGGAGAAGATGACAGCAAATCAGCTTCGGCTTCAACAACTGGAAGCTGGCGCTGAGCAGATGCGCAATGCGCCAAAGGCAAAGCCGCCAGCCCCTATCGTGGTCGACCCTGTTGAGGCCATGGCCGTGCAATTGACGCCTAGATCCGCCGCTTGGATTAGGGCGCATCCCGAATATGCGCGAGATCAGCGACTTTTCAACAAAATGGTCGCAGCGCACAATCTCGTTATAGCTGATGAAATTCCTGTGGATAGTGACGAATATTTTTCGTCTGTCGAAAAGGCGCTTGGGTTTGATCGCCGGCAAGAACCGGAGACCGAGCCTGAAGAAAGCCCATTCTCGGACGCTTCGGCTCCGACGCGCAAGACGACGCCTGTCGCCGCGCCGTCTGGACGAGGGAGTTCGGCGGGGCGATCTGGCGCGTCGTCGAATAACGGTCGCTCTGTCCGGCTTACGGAAGCCGAACGCGAGATTGCGCGCATGAATCAGATGACAGACGAGCAATATGCACAGGCCAAGGTCGCGCTTAAGCGAGAAGGAAGGTTGAACTAATGTCCAACATCTCAACCGATACCAAAGGCCCCGTTCGCCCTCCTATCAAAACGGAAAACCCTCGCGAGCGCGCCGATCGCCGAAGCGCCGAGATTATGGAACACATTGGAAATGTCGACCTGGGAACCGACAAATTCCATATCCCGGAGGGAATGGTTCCGGAGGGCTGGGTCTATGAATGGAAGAGATATTCCATCCTGAACAAGGAAGACCCTCATTATCAGATTTCCCTCCGGCATATGGGTTGGGAATATGTCCAGGCCGAACAGGTTCCGGAGCTTGTCCCGATGGGAACGACGGGGCAAGTGTTCCGGGACGGGATGGTCCTGATGGAACGACCAAAATCAATCAATGATCTGGCAAAAAAGCGCGATCTGAAAGAGGCTCGCGATCAGGTCAGAATGAAGGAAAACCAGCTTTCGACGCCGCCAAAGGAAGGGCAGTTCGAACGCGATAATAAGGGCGGCACTCTCGTAAAAGTAAAGAAATCCTGGGAACCGCTCAAAATCCCTGATTAAAACAAGCCTTGGCTGGGTATCGGTTATTCCCAGCCTCTTTACTTCAAGAGAATGTTATGTCATAAGCGTGCAACCTTTCGTCCCCGGCGGATGAAATTCAAGCATTTTCCGGCCCTAATTCGCCCCGGCGCGCGATGACGAGCCTCCCGCAAAGGGAGACGCCGTTATGGCGAACACCAACGCGCCCACGGGTTTTAGCCAAAACAACGGCGTTGCTTCTCAGACCTATGAGATGGTCCAAGTTGCGATTGCCTCGACGAATACCTCACCGATTTTTGCGGGCGACCCGGTAGCGCAGCTTTCGACCGGGTATATCGGCGCGCTTCCAGTTTCGGGAACCTCGATTACGGTCACGGGCGCATCCGGAACCGGCGCGGTTGCCACGCTGACTTACTCGTCTATCGCAGCGGCGAATGTTCCCCCGGTGGGTTCAACGGTCGTCGTTTCGGGATTGACGAGCACTGGTGTCGGATACAACGGCATTTGGACGGTCACTGCGTCTTCGCAGACATCGCTTTCCTACGCCTCGGCGGCGACGGGAACTTATGTCGCAGGCGGAACAATCGTTGGATATGTCCCGATTCTAGGCGTTTTTGTGTGCTGCGAATATCTTTCGACCTCGCAAAAGAAAAAGGTCTGGAACAACTATTGGCCCGGTGCGGATGCTGCGGCGGATGTAACGGCGTGGATCATTAGCGATCCGGACGCTGTCTATTCTGTCCAGACGGCGAATTCGAACACGACGGCGACGGCAGTTGGTCTCGCCAACATCGGCCAGAACATCAATTTCAGTTATGGGTCGGGCGGAAATACCGCGTCTGGCCTTTCTGGCGCATATGCCGATCAATATACAATCGCGACGTCGCCCTATCTGCCATTCCGCATCATTGGCCTTGCGAACTACACACCTGGGGGCGTCACGCCGTTCCTCTCGATCAGCGGTAACGACTACACGTCCGCTTATAACAAGATTTTGGTTCGCGCGAACTACGCCGTCCAAAATACCCTCTTTGGCATCTAACTGAGAGTTTATGGAGAACACTAATGGCCATTGCTCTCGGTGCCATCAAAGACCTTCTACTTCCTGGCCTCAGGGGTATCGAGGGCAAGTACGAGATGATCCCATCTCAGTACGACAAGATTTTCACCAAGCACAATTCAAACCTTGCTCTTGAACGCACTGCCGAATTGCGGTTCCTTGGCCTAGCGCAACTCAAAACGGAAGGCGGCCAAACCTCTTTCGACAACGGGGCCGGCGAGCGGTTTGTCTATAACCAAGAACATACCGAAATCGGCCTTGGGTACGCTATTACCCGCAAGGCGATCGATGACAACGTATATAAGACGCAGTTTCATCCGTCCAACCTTGGCTTGCTCGAGAGTTTCCAGCAGACCAAGGAAATCTATGCCGCGAACACTCTGAACACAGCGACGACCTATAACGCCGCAGTCGGCGGCGACGGCGTCGCGCTCTGTTCAACCGCGCATCCGATCGATACTGGCACCTATGCCAACACGCCGACGACGCAAGTGGACTTGAATGAGGCCACGCTTCTGAACGGCATGATCTCTATCCGAACCAACTTCAAGGATCAAGCCGGCCTCAAGGTCTTTGCCCGCGCTCGCAAACTCATTGTCCCGCCTGCGCTTGAACCGGTCGCTATTCGGCTCACCAAGACGGAACTTCGCCCCGGCACCGCGAACAACGACATCAACGCCATCCTGACGACGGCGGGCGGCCTTTCCGAAGGCTACATGGTCAACGACTTCCTGACGTCATCCTATGCGTGGTTCCTGCTCACCAATATCGACGGGCTGGCCTACATGGAGCGCATAAAGTTCGAAACAGACATGCAAGTTGACTTTATCACCGATAATTTGCTGGTGAAAGGGTACGAGCGCTATAGCGTGTCCTATTACAACCCTAGAGCAATTTGGGGAAGTTTCCCGACCTCGTAATGTTTCCGGTTCTCACAGCATCGGGTGAATAATGGACATCAACGGCGGTCAATTCGTCAATCCCAACGGGAGCCCGATCGGCCCAGGAACCCATGTCGACGGCCCTTGGCTGGCTGGCGGCGTCATCCATAGCGATGGCTCGGGGACTCTTGCGGCGCTTGGCGGAACGACTGGCACGGCCAATGTCGGCTATTGTGTCATGGCTCAAGCCAATGTCGTAACGCAGGCGAGCGGCGCGACGACTATCGTCATTCCCGCGCAGAGCCAAATCCTCACCATTTCCATGATGGTGACGACGATTTGGTCTGGCGGCACGACGACTTTCAGCGTTGGAGCGACGGCGGGGATGACGAACGCGACGGCATTCTCGGCGACGGGTATTGCAGGCGGCACGGCGGGTCTAGTCTCGATTTCTCCGTCGACTGCGGCGCAATACGCGAACTGGGACAACATCTCGAACGCGACGTTCCAGACGGGAGGTCCTGTCGACGTGCAAATCCTAGTCACTTCTGCCAATACCGGGACCGGCGTTGGAACCCTCACCGTCACGTATATCCAGGGAATTAACAATCTCTCGTAAGGAGCGATCCCATGAAAGGTCATAAGATTTCCGGCGAGACGCACAAGCGGATCGAGGCTCACATGCGCAAGCACCGGGCGAGCGGCGGCAAGACGGCGATGCACGGAAAGCCGGAAAGCGCTGAGAGTGGCGACGATGACGCCGAGAAGGACTTGAAAGACAAGCCGGATCGGTACGATAACGCTCCCAAGGTCGAAGATGAAAGCGAGCGCAAGGCCGTCAAGAAGGGCGGCCGGGCGAAACGCGCGTGTGGCGGCATGATGAAAAAGATGGTCGGAAAGGCTACCGGCGAGAATGCTCGTCATCATGCGGGGCGCAAGCATCGCGCGAGCGGCGGCGCGGCTGAGGATCATCCGTTCACGGGCGCGAACAAAGGGACCGGCGGTCACAAGACGGAACGTGAGACGCACGGGCGAGATGCCTGATGAGAAACATATCCGCCACGGTCGGGCCTCTCGTTTCGGGCGTGGCGACACTTGTTTCCGCGTCGCAAACCGTGGGAGCCGCACAGGGCGTCGCGTTCAATGGTTCCGGCGCGACGTTCGTCGCGGCTAATATCGCCGCTTCTCAGACTGTTGGAGCGGGGGGAGCGGTAACGCTTGTTTCGGGAATAGGGCCTTCGGCGACGCAGCTTGTCGGGGGCGGATTGCCGACGACGACAGTCGGTCTTGCTACGTTCAGTTCTCAGATCGTGATTTCCGGGTCTGGAAATAGCAGCGGGACGCTGTTCACCATCGTCGGGGTTAATGATGCTCATAAGCTTGTTACTGACGTAATTCCTGGCCCGAATAATGGCGTTTCAGCGACGGTGAACAGATTTCAATCGCTTGTGCGGATTGTGGCGAATGGCGCATCGTCCGGGGCAATCACGATCGGAACCGCAACCCCTGTTACGCTGGACACGACGCGGCAAATCGCTATCGCCTCGAATGGCAACGATAGCGGCATAACTTTCACTGTCACTGGTCTGGATTTGGTAGGGAACACTATTACCGAAGTGATACAGGGGACCAATGCGGGAACCGCGGTATCCGCGCTCGATTTCTACGTCGTGGGGAGAATTTACACGTCCGGGGCGACCGCGTCGACCGTGACGGTTGGGACCAATGGCGTCGCCCGTACCTCATGGATTTGCATGGATACGTGGGCTGGCGCACAGTCGACCGTGACTGCTGACGTAACGGGGACTGTGAATTACACAATCCAAGCGACAAACGACGATCCTAATTCGCCGACAAACCCAATTACGGCTCCGAACATGACATGGCAAAGTGTCGGTGTTGTGGGTTCGACCACGCCGTCTCTCACCAATCTTCCGGCCATTCCGGCATATGTACGCGGGCTATTGAACAGCGGGTCGGGTTCGGTTACAATCGGCGTGATCCAAGCTCTTAATGCGCCGCTCTAAACCCGAGGTTGACGATGCAACGTGCGCTCGTGATATTGCTGTTCGTGATCGGGTTGATTACGGCAGCTTATGGGCAGGGCGCGGCACCGCAGTTGGGTGTTCAAGATGGTGGAACGGGCGCAAAGACTGCTGCTGCGGCTCGCGCAAATCTTGGATCGGCTGCGTCTGGAGCAAATTCCGACATTTTCACGCTACTAAGTCTGACCTCAATAAGCTTTGACGCGTTGACACAAGCCGCGCCTTCCGGGGTAATTATCGGTGTAGCGGGGGCTATAACGGCCAATTCTTCGTCTTTTACGGATGCCGGAACTACATTCACGAATGCCAATGTTGGGCAGACCATTGTCGTGGCCGGGGCCGATTCTAAATCTGGGTTGAAATCAGTTGCGGTAAGCGCGGTTGGCGTTGGATATACGCCGCGTCAGATTATTACCGCAGCGGGTGGAACAAATACAACGCCATCGCTAATAAAAATCGACACGACGACGTTGGTCGGGACGACAGCGACGCTGGGTGGAACTTTGACCGGATATACCAACGGACAGACCGTCACCCTTTACGAAGCATATCCAAAACAACTGCAATACTATGCGCCCGGAACCGAACCGCAAACCCTGACACCGCCGCAAATTCGAGTGATTGTCTCGGGCGGCATAGTTACGGGTTATACGATCCTCAACGGCGGCGCGTTTATAATAAATCCAGTGAAATTGATCGACGTGGCTGGGGGTAATCTTACGCTTACAGGGACGTTGCCCTTAATGGGCGCGGCTTCGGCGCATGTCTTAGACCCTGGCGTCTATTCCGCGACTGCGGGCTCGCTGACGCAGGCGACGGTGAACACCGGGAGTGGGACGGGAGCGACCTTCACGCCGACGTGGTTCCCTTATCCTTTAACGACGACGATTAGGGCCGTCGTTTCAGCAAATACCGTCACATTGGCGGCTACGGCATTAAATACAATTTCCGGAGGGTCTTGGTATGCTGGGCCAGACGCGACCAACGCACTTCAAGCTTGCATCAATGCAACGATATCGGCCCCGTTGACAGAATGCGCGCCCCCGTCACGTAGGGGCTACCTAATTAGTTCCACGTTGACATTATCGCAAAGTTTCCAGCGATTGAGCGCGGCACCGGGCGGCGCGGGTTTCCACGTCGTTTCCAGCGTTGTTAGCTTGTCGTCTAATATCGCGCTTTATTGGGCCGGAGCGCCTGACGGAACTATGGTTTCGGCTGCGCAGCCATCATCAGGAGGGGCCGCAATCGGTCTTTCGCTTTCAGGCGACGGCGTGCGCGGATGGACCTTCAATTGTAATGCTGGATCAAACGGATACGCCGGAATTGGCCTCTATGTCGCAGGCATTGTAGACGGATATTTCGAAGATATGGGCTTCAATGAATGCCAAATCGCCGGAATGTATGTATCTTCTGTTCCTACATCGACCGATGTTTCCGATACATTGCATACTATGTTTCGCTCCATCTCCACGGTCAACAATCTGACCTCAGGTTACGGGGTGGAGTTTGCGGGCTTGCCCACTGGTGCGGGCGATGTGACTTATGGTTTGATTGAAAACTTCATTATGGCGTTTTGCAACGCTCCGGCGCTTTATGTCGGCAATGTCGATAATGTCGTTTTTGATGACATGCACTCTGTAGAAAGTACGGGCTGCACAAATCCCGTGGGATCGGAATTTGGCGGTAACGGCGGCCGTGACGCGCGGTCAATTTTGTTTTTACATCCGTCGCTTGCTGGATTTCCCATGATTGACGGAACGGCTGCAACTGGAGCCCCACACGCCGCATTCTCAATCCAGTTTGTCGGCAATGACACCGACAATCATGGCCCTAGAATGCCGTTGCTTGATAATGGTACGCAAGCTTCGGTCATCGACACGTCCGGTGCTCAATACGGCGCACAAAATATCCAAGGTTCGTTCGGCGAAAACGCGCTTGACGGCGTGCTGGGCTATAATTATCTTGCCAACGGCACGACTTCCATATTCGTTAACCAAGCGCAATTGCCTTTACAGCATTGGTGGGATGGTTCTTTTGATTGGTATTGGACTCTTACGGGGTCAAATACGTTGACACTCACAAATACCGAACCCGGTCACGGGGCAGGGATAACAATAGGTGCGGCCTCAATAGATTTCCCGCCCGGCACCGTGACGGCTCCAGGCATCACACTTGGTGATACGACAACCGGCCTATTTAGCTCCGTGGCTGGATGCTCGAATTTTGGTTCGGCTTCGGCGGTTGTTGCTTATTTTTGTGGAACATCCGGAGTTAGCAGCATATTCGCTCTTAATGCGATACCGCTAAATGGCACAGATTTTGCCATTTTTAAGAACGACACTAATGCTACGCACAGTGTGACGATTGAGGCGACAAGCACCGGGCCAGCCGTAGCAACAGCGCTTTATCTTGGCAACAGCGGAAATTCTTCCGAGTTTGGAATTACTGTCAACGGCGCAAATAACACGACGGGCAACGGTGTAAATTCAACGACGCTAATAGCCGCAAACGGAATGTGGCTTACGGGGTCGACCACGGCAGGAACGGGGTTGAAAGTAGACGCGACCGGCACGACAACAGTGCTAGGCACCCTATCCATCGCAGCCGGAAGCGCGAGCGTGCCAGCCATCAACTTTGGTACAGCCAATACCGGCATATATGGCTCGTCGACTTATGTCGAGACGACGGTCGGCAACACGAATGTCCTCTACGCGGGGTTGAATTCTACTGTCCCGTTTGTCGGCATTGGGTCTGTCGGGGCGATCAATAATGACGTCTTCGCGTCGGACTACAACGCCAACGGAGCCTGGGGGGCAACCCTCAAAAATACTTCCACAGGTACGAGCGCGCAGACCGTGTTCGACTTTGGCAACGGTACTTCTTCCAACGAAGCCTACATTCTTCTCAACGGGATAAACGTCACAGCGCAGAACGGCGCAAATGCGATGGACATCGTTGGCAAAGCTGGGGTATGGATTAGCGGGTCGGCCACGGCAGGAACGGGGTTGAAAGTAGACGCGAACGGCACGACAACAGTGCTCAACGGATTAGTCGGGGGCGGACCATCCCCAACGGGATCGACGGGATCATGCGTGGCGTCAGGTTTCACGGGCGGATCATTGGTCGGAACGTTTTCTGCCGCAGTATGCGTTGCAGGAACTTTCATTCTCTCTGGGATGCCAACTACTCCAAACGGCTATTCGTGCTCTGCCTATGATCGAATAACGCCTTCTGATACAGTTGTACAGACCGGTTCAACTGCGACAAGCGCCACATTCAAAGCGACAACAGTCGCTAGCGATGTTGTTCAATTCAACTGCCAAGGATATTGAGGACATTACATGAAACTTGCAATTCTTTCGCTTGTTGCCATCTTGCCCGCATCGACCGCTTTTGCCCAATCGGTGCCGACGCCCGATCCTATCCAGTCGTTTGCGGCGCATTTTCAAGAATTCGCCACCTCTGCCAATGATGTCAATATCGACGCAAAAGCCATTGTCAAAGAGTTGACTGCCCTTCGTGCTGAAAATGATTGGCTCAAAGCGGAAAACACCAAGCTAAAAGCCGATGCGGCGAAGACCGCGCCGGCTCCCGCGTTGACGCCAAAGCCCAATTGATTTAGGACAAATAAGGAAACGGCCATGTCCGACCACTGCCTGTCGCGCGGCGCTTTCGCTTGCCTCGCGCTGCTTGCGTCACCGGCCATCGCCGACACGTTCACTGATGCTGGCGGAACAATTTCGCCTGGAGGCGTAGATGTTTCGCGCACCGCGCACGCCCACGTGCAATGCACGCTGAACGTTACAGCTACGGCGACGCTGTTGACGTCGCTATGGTCTACAGCCTCATGCGCAAGCTTTCCGAACGCCCCGCAATTCGCCTTCGTCGAACCCACGGGCGGCGCGGTCTGGTATCGCACCGACGGAACCGCGCCGACATCCTCGACCGGCATGGAAATCTTTCAAAATCAGGCGTGGCCAATCGAGGGGCGATTGTCCGTCAATGCTCTGCAACTGATTTCCGGCACGGGCGGCGGCGTCGCGGTCAATGTTGAGCTGAGGTATTGAGCCATGAAGCGCCTCGCCTCGATCGTTCTCACGGCTTTCCTTTCGCTTTCGCTTGCGTCCGCGGCGCCGCTCATTCCTTCCGTCCCGACGACGGCTTCCACCACCATCGCGCCCAACGGCGCGTCAAACCCCTATACCCTCGGCGCGCTGAATTCAGCGACCAACTACCAGGTCCCTCGCACCCACATCGGCGTCTGGAAGCCCTATGGCGAGGCCCAGTCGATCGACACCGGCGGCTCGCTGAACGGCAAAACGAGCTACGGCCTCGTCGAAATTCCCGCCGACGCAACGCAGGTGCAGTTCGTATTCGGCAATGCCGGAAACAATGCCTACACGATCAGCGCCGCTTCCGCCTGGGGCACGTCGCAGGTCGCGCCGGCGGGCTCGTCGCTCGCCACGCCGGGCATTTCGCTCTACGACCAGAACGGCAATGCCCTGACCGGCATGGCGTTGCTGAGCTTCGGCAATGGCGGCGCGGATTCGTCGCCGGACTTCGGCTGGTCGCAGAGCGTCCCGGCCGTTTCGACTTCGCTGACGACGGCGTCTTCGTCGCCCTCCGGCGCCACTTCGATCAATTTCGCGACCAATTTCACCTGCCCGGCCAATGGCTCAAAAATCCTGATTATCGGGTCTACTGGGACGAACCCGGTTCTCTATGCCCAGGACTTCGTTTCGTCTTGCGTCAGCGCCACCGGCGTATTAACGGCGACCAAGAACAACAAACAGACCATTCCCTCGGGCACGACGGTCTATTTCGAGCCGCCGAACTTCACCGTTCCGGCCAATGCCGCCGCGCCGGAGACCGCGCTGTATTTCTCTGACTGGTCGCCGGTTCAGACCTATCCGCGCCTCGACGGCCCGATCCGAACCGGCGAGACGATCCTCGTCGGAGGTTCCCCGATCTCGGGCACGGTTTCGTCGCTCGGGGCGACCTCCGCGACCTTGAGCGCCAATCTGGCGGCGGACATTCCCGCCAAATCGACAATCCAGGCCTGCCAAGTCGGCGTCACCACGGCGACCGTCACGCCGAATACGCAGATCGTGTTCAACAGCAACACGGCGATCGTCTCTGGGATGATCTTTGCTCCCGTCGCGTTTTACAATCCGGCGAGCGGCGTCTCGGGGGCTTTCGATTGGCTGCCCAACACTGTCGCGTCCGTTTCGCAGAGCGCCCAGACCACCGTAACGGCGGCCAATCCGATTTCGGCGGCCAATGCCGGAACGAATTGGACGTCCGGAACGACGTTCTATTTCTTTGTGCCCGGCGTCACAGTGGCCGCCAATGCGGCGGCTGGACAGAACCAATTCACAGTCAATTCGACGACGGGCCTTTCCGTCGGCATGACCGCGTTTTCCTCAGCAAACAACAACACGCCGGGAACAATCTCCGCGATCAGCGGCAACACCATCACCATGTCGTCGAACCTGACGAACGGCAATGGCGTCAACGGGGTTTTGGCTGGAGCGCCGATCGTTTTTTACACCACGGCGACCGTCAACACGACGTCAGTCCAGAACATCAACCTGACGTTTTCCTCGACGCCGCCGAACACCCTCGTCGGAATGCAAATCGTCGGCGCGAACATTCCCGCCAATGATACGGTCTACAGCGTTAACGC